CCTCCAGCTCTTGTAACTGGCGAAGCATTTATAGAAGTTGTAACGCCTGCTCCACCTGCTCCACCTGCTGAAGCACCATTAGTTCCTACTGCTCCAGCACCGCCGCCTCCTCCAGCATTGGTATTACCACTAGATACTCCAGTTCCACCATTTTGACCTTGAGCTGGACTTACAGGGGGAGTATTACCTGCTCCACCAGTTCCGCAGTCAGCACCAGCGCCACCACCTGATCCTCCAGTCGCTCCATCATTTGGACTAACTGGCGCAAAACCAGTTCCACCAGCTCCACCACCTGTTGAAGTTATTGTACTAAAAACTGAATTACTTCCATTCATAGCGCAACTTGGAGCAGTCGTTTGTGTACCTGTTTGAACGCCACCTGCGCCAACAGTTATTGTAAAATCTGATACACTAGCAGTTAAACCAGCACCTGCATCTAACGGACTGTCTGTATATGGATCAGAAGCACATTTTCCTTCTCTAAAACCTCCTCCTCCGCCTCCACCAGAAGCATAAGAAGCTGGACTAGTTCCAGATCCTGCACCAGCGCCACCTCCGGCCACAACCATATAAGAAATTTTATTAGAACCGCCTGGAGTACCTGCTCCAGTTACATTAAAAGGACCATCTGCATTAAAGGTATGAATTTTGTAATCTCCACTTGTAGTTTCTGTTCCTCCACTTGCAACTACATAAGCTGGTGATCCTGTTACATCAGCTGTTGAATCTGTGACAGTTTTCCACCCTCTTGTTCCATCAACATAAACTAAACTAACTGATTGACCCTCCGTGCTTAAGGAAGCATTAGTACACGCACCATTTATTTTTGAAGAATTTCTACAAATAGTAACGCCCTTGCAAGCTGTTGCCCAAGTATTAGCGTAATCAGCAAGTGCAATTATATTTCCAGCGCTTGGGCCTGCTGGTAAAGTTACTGTAATTGCTCCTCCACAAGTATTTACAAAATAACCTGTACCATTGGCAGCAGTAAAAGGAGAGGTCTTAGCTGTCGTGCACCAATCCACGGTCCCCGTTCGTCCGAAACCTGACTGTGTTGCACCACACGCTAGTGTGACTGTAGTTCCACTTTCACCTAAAGTTAAAGTACTCGATGTTGCATTTGTTACTATATTTGATTTAATTGTACTTGCCATAATTTAATTTCTATGCCGTAAATGTCCCATCTCCTGTAAATACTCTGATGGTATTTGAACCACAAGTGGCTGTCGCATTTCCTCCGGTTGCACAGCTACCACAACTTGTAGCGTGTCTTAATATTACAATTCCTGAACCTCCTGCTTTAGCATTGGTATATGTGGGTGATACACCTCCACCGCCTCCTCCACCAGTGTTAGTTCCACCGGCTACTCCTACAACAACAGGACTTCCTGATGCACCATTACCACCACCTCCAGCGCCACCACTTGGAGCACTTCCTGGATAATTACCAGCACCACCTCCGCCTGCAAAATATTTTCCGGGGGCTGGACCTGGTGTTCCATAACTAGGAGCTAATGGACCTAAATTTCCATAAGGAGAACCTATTCCACCATCACCTTTAGATGGCTCTAGACCTGGTGTACCAACTGCAGCGTGACCACCACCTCCACCACCTCTATCGGATCCTCCCGCATTTTCACCTGTTCCACCATTACTACCTTGTGAGGGAGATTGAGCGGGTGTATTACCATTTCCTCCTGCTCCATCGCCTTCTCCTGCGCCACCTCCTCCTGAACCACCATTTAAACCTGCAATATAACCTGATGGTGCGGGAGCTGCACCACCTGCACCGCCACCACCTGCTGATGTTATTGTTGAAAAAACTGAATTTGATCCTGAATCACCTTGTAAATTATCAAAAGGACTACAAGGTGTGACTCCTCCTGTACCTCCACCACCTACTGTAACGGTATAAGGTGTACCTTGACTAACTGTCAAACAACCCGTTCTGTAACCACCAGCGCCGCCACCACCGCCGCCATTATCTGTTCCATAACCGCCACCACCTCCGCCTGCAACTACTACATATCCAACGTTATATTGTAATATTCCTGTAACATCCGAAGTAGAATCTTGAACGGATTTCCACCCTTGTGTTCCATCAATGTAAACCATTGTTACAGATTGTCCTTTGGTATTTAATGTAGCATCATCACAAGCACCATTAATTTTAGAACCCCCTCTTCCTACAGTGACAGCTTTACAAGCAACTGCCCACGTGGATTTGTAATCAGCTATTGATACAATATCACCTGCGGATGGAGAACTTGGTAATGTAACTGTTACTGCCCCTCCACAAGTATTAATCATATAACCTTTACCTGAAACTGCTGTTAAAGGACTTGTCTTAGCTGTCGTACACCAATCGACTGTACCAGTTCTTCCGAAACCTGTTTGACTTGCGCCGCAAGCTAATGTGACTGTTTTACCTGAACTACCTAATGTTAAAGTAGAACCACATTGAACATCAACTGTATTTACTTCTATTTTACTCATTATACGACCACCAACGTTCCTGTTACTGTAATTGTACCGGGTATAACAATAGGTCCTGCAAGAACTCCACTTTCTATAGTTTGAGTGCCATCAATCGTTGATGCTTGATTAGTTATAAAATCATTAGGAGAGTATTGCCCTCCAATGTATTGGATGCCATTTATTGTTGCCGTCATAATTCCTCCTATGAACTAATGGTATCAATGTAAGACATAACAACATCTAGTGAACTTGCGGTATCACTAACTGCTTCTAATACATCTCCACTAGCCAAAACAATTTTTGCTCCGCCTTGGATCAATTCGATAGCTGAATTGGGTGGAATGTTGACTCCTTTTGCTATAAAGTAATCATTTCCACCTTTTGCAATTTTAACATCAACTAAAATAGTTGTGGCTGCAACATTACAACATCTAATTCCTATAACTGCATCATAATTTCCTGCAGTTAAAATAGTAGTATCGCCTGTTCCAATTTGTCGTGCTAAAGTGTTTCTAAAATCTTGTGCCATATTTTTTTCCTATAATGCAACCGCCATGGCTAGGGCGAACCCTGCCGACGCTGCTCCTACTGGGTTTCCACTTGCGTCTAAATAAACAACTTTACTTGCTGGCATAGTACAAAATACATCTTTCGTACCACTGGTAAAATTTACTGCTGCATCTCCATTAGAACTTGAGATAACTGTAGTTCTTGCCAGTGTATCGGGCGTTGCATCCGTTACAGTTCCTCGTCCTACTTCCCACTCCGTTGTGCCTTGATTAAAAATTGTATAGTAGGTTGTATTTCCTGTTCCAATACCTGCAACAAAACCTTCAAAGCCGCTTACAACTCCATCTAAATCAAAAGTGCCTGTTCCAGTTGTTGTACTGGATTCTTTTACTCTGTCATTTAAAACTAAAGCCATTGTTTATTCTCCTTAAGCCATGCTTATAATTGCATCGGCAGCTGTTGACGGATCCGGGAATGAAACTTTAAATGTCCCATTCGTTGCAGTTTTACTTCCTGAAAAATCTAATACTACACATAATTTATCTCCTTGATCATCATTGTAAATTGCTCCAAAGGCTGCTGTAAAAGTAGCGCTTGACCAAGTTGAGTCTGCAAAATCACAAGATGCAACAGCGGTAGTTGCTACAACAGCATTACCTGTTAAAGTATTTCCAGTCGTCGTATAATTAGTTCCAGAAGCACTTACTTCATTGGTTGCTGAATAAACAGTACTCGATGTGTTGTAAGGATTTGATGTATAAAGGGCTAATTTAAAATCATCTCCTCCAGATGCAAAATTATGTGTTCCAGTGAATAACTCTCCACGGAATGCATAAGGTATTACGTTTGCCATATTTTTTTATCTCCTTAATAAGTTGATGGTGATTCCGATTTAATAGGAAGACGAATAACTCCATCTTGATATTCGTTTCTGCGTCTACGACCTATTTGTTCAGTCGCGTACGTTTCTAAAGCTTCTTTGTAAAGCCCTTGATAGTGTTGTAACAGATCCATCGGGCCTTTCAAGTATCCATATGCATTTACCAGACATGCATATAAAAGTAAATCCTGATATTTATTG